GGCGGGGTGGGGTCTGGAGAATAATTTGTCGAGAGTTCGTGTGATGAAGCCCTTTTCTTCGGGCTTGGCTATAAGGGGAACGCCTCTTTTCTTCAAAATTTCTGTCGCTAACTCGTTAAAAAGTTCTGCTTGTTCTATGTTGCGACGTGTGTATCTCGCCACTTCCCCTCTACTCTGCATTACTTCATAAGGCGACTCTGCAGAAACAAGAGCATTTTTTTCAGAGGCTTGATTACGAGCTTTGTCGTCGAAGTAATCCATCAAGCCCTCTTCTCTGCCAATCGATAATCGGGGAGCGCCATGTTCGAAATGTAAATAATTTAGCGCAGCGTGTCGTAGCTCGTGAGCCAGTGTGATCATAACTGTGGCTCTGTCGCCCATGTATTTTTCTGGGTCTGTCCGACCATATGGAGGAATATACTGAGGTTCTGCAAAGTAAGATATCAGGGGAATTTTATCGCTAGGTTCGACACCCATTTTGTCAAGGCGTTCTGCAATATCTTCCCTCTGATTGATAGAAGTTCGTGACTTTATTATTTTATCTGACCCCTCATAGTACGGTCTTGTTTCTCGACCGGGTATGGGGGTGTGTGTCCCACCAATCAAATAACTCTCTTCATCTCGCACAGTCTCTCTTGCGTCTTCACCTTCCCCCTTGATCACTCTTGTGTAGTCAAAAGGTGTGGGAAAACCTGCAACCATCAATTCACCTGACGTATACAAGTCCCAGCCGAGTCGTGCTAGTTGATCGTCGCGTATAAACTCTTCGAGGTCGGCGCGGAGTTCGACATCCGCCATACGTTCGGCTTCTTGGCGTGCCGCTATTTTTTTCTGGCGAACCGGGCTGGGTTCCGGAAGAACCTTCGGAGTTTCACCCCCGCTTGCGAGCTTTTTTCCGGCGAGGAATCCACCCCCCGCCTTTTTCTGACGACGTGTGACTTCTTTCTTGCCACGATTGTTGATTTTTTCGAGACGGTCGTAGCCGATAATCTTTGCTACTTCGGGGGGTACGATGACTTCGCCACGAGAGACGGCAACATCGATTTCATCCTCTGTTGGTATTTTAGCAACGCGGATAGATTTGTCAACCTTTTTCTGCATCTTAGCGTACGCATCCGAAAGCATCTTTTTAATGTCGTCCGATCCGGCGAACTCGACAGCAGCCGCATTGATGACGAACGTGCCCTCCGGGACGGACATCGGCCTGTCGTCAGCTACGGTTTGCTTCTCTGTGAAGTTCTCGGGTGGCCCCTCGACGAACCCAGCAGGTTCGGCGGCTACGCCACCTGCTTGCATGCCGATGCGGCCACCGGCTGCACGGGCACCAGCAAAGCCGCCGCTGATACCCGAGTATCCGTCGCGCGGTCCTGCTTCTCTTCGTTCTTGAGCAGCACCTCGCGGACCTCCTCTCGCGTCTGACTCTCTATTTTCTCGATCCGATTCACGAGAAGCCGCTGCTGCGTCTGACACGCCTGTATCTTCGCCGCTCTCTGTGCCGTATGCGTCAGACTCGTAATCAAATACGTTGCCGGATGGTCCCGGCTCATCAGGTTGAGCAGGTGTTGAATCAGGCAGGATTACTTCATCCATGCCTTTGATGCCCATTTTATTGAGAATACTGTCGGCTATATTACCAAAGTCATTAAGTCGTTTGTTGTACGTCCCATCATCCATGCGTGCTGCCGTGCCGAAAGTTGGTCTGCCTTTTCTAAATTCTTGGACGAACGCCCGCGCTTCTGCATCTGTAAACCTGTAACCGCCCATTCCAGCCGCCTTGAGAGCCTCTTCCATGAGACCCATACGTGCAGCTTTGCCCTGTGTAGCAGTTGTCATATGCTGTCCTGCTGCAGCATGGAGTGTACCGAACGCATCTACAACAAAATCACTTCCTTTAAACAAAGCACCCTTGCCAAATGAGTTGCCATATCCACCGCCGTCTCCCTCACCCCTTTCAGGATCGACGAGAGTTCCCGGAACAAAACCTTTTTTTACCGCCTCTAGACGGGCAGCTTGTTCTTGCGTCATGCCGCCTAAGTTGCCGTCGTAGAACCTCGATCCGGGGGCACGGCTAATCGTCTGGCCGTTGAACTCGAACATCGTTCCGGCTGTCGTGCCGTTAGCAATAATCGCGTCTGCATTTGACTTTTGTTTTTTACGATTCAACTCGCCCATACCGTACGCTAGTCCGGTTATAGGCAATCCGGTAGCTAAACCGACAACGACTCCGGGTGCGCCGCCGCCTTTTTCAGTTACATTAGCGACATTCTCGAAATATTTAGAGAAGCCGGTGCTATCACTCATGTTAGTTTTTTGTTTTTGGCCGAATGTTTCGATGTAATCAACAGGATTTATGGATGAATATCTTATACCCGGACCTGTCCCCGAGACGTTTGTTATCGGCATCTGAGCAAAGATATTCGGCGCATCCCTATCACTAACAGGCGTGAGAATGTCCGGACGAACAGGATCAGGATCGGGATCGGGATCAGGGTCCGGATCGGGAGCGCCCGTTACCTTGATACCACCGAAATCGTAGTAATCAATTTTTTGTTGTTGGTATTCGTCAGCAGTCAAAGTCCCGCCCTGAGACATCTTGATGGGTTCGTTTGACATCTCGTGCATCTGCTGCAAAATTTGTGTGATTTTATCGTTTGACATACTCGCACGACCTCCCTCCGCGAGTTTTCGAGAATCTGGAAAAAACGAGGCCACCTCCCCGCCGACGTCATCAAGCGGTCTGTATCGATTTTCTAGTCTCTCTTCTAGTGAGGGTAATCCTCTTCCACCCTCTCGAATATCAACAGGCTTCAATCCTTTAGGCAATCTAAAAAAATCAAAGGTTTTTTCTTCATCAATACCTTCTTGTGTTTCGAGTATTTTACCCGACCGTAACAACGGATCAACTTGACGTGATTTAACACCCTCTGCCATAGTGTCTGGGCTATGATATAAAGGAAGAGCCTCGCGTATAAGATTAGCCACCTGTTCAAAAGTAAAAGTTTTACCCTTATAGGGATTATCTTCTCCTATGTTCGGTCCTTTAGCTATAAAGTCTCTGGCCTTCCCCTTTTTAAGATAGTCAAAATACTTAGAGGCTTCCTTAAAAACATTTCGCGCCATCTTTTTTTGAGTCGGAGTATACGTGTCAAATTCCTTACCGAGAATATTGTGGCGTATAAAAGCATCGTTAGACGCTGTCGTCATTTTCTGAAATTGTTCAGTTTGACGCTTTTGTTTACTTATCGGCTTCGGATTTTTAGTTGCCATCGTTCCTTACTACTGCCTCGTGACTACTCTTCAACTTGAGGAGCATTTCCAGTAAAGCCAGCTTCCCCTGCGTTTGGCGCAACTCCGACTCCGATTGTGCCATTACCACGGCCTGAATCGTCACCTCCCGGAGGTCCGCTAGGTACTCCTCCATTAGGGGCCACTCCTTGCTGTGGAGGAGCGCCGCCAGCTTCTGCGCTTGCTGCTTGTTGAGCATCTTGCATCATCCCTTGTAACATCTGTGCGTACACTTGTGCTTCGTTGACATCGTTGACGAGGCTGTCCGGATCGATGTCCTGTGCGATTGCCAACTCTCGCATCAGGTTCGGCAGCTTTACGAACGGAGCTAACATCGGATTCGACACAGTCTGCAAGAGTGAGGTGAGACGCTGGGTGCGTACCTCTTTTTGCATAACTGCCGCTACGCCGCGTGGCTTGATCTCCAAGTCACCCTTCACGTCTTCCGCGTCGTCGTTGAACTGCATGTTCCACTGAAAGTACGCCTCGCCGAGCGGCTTCAACAAGTAGTCGTCGATGTTCTTGATGACCGTCTTCATCGACAAGCCCGCACTGCCCATCAGCATCGACAGCCCTGCTGCTGTGCGTCCGGTGCCGGTTACGCCTGTCTGACCGTGCATAATCGATGGGATGCCCGTCTCCTCGTCCGCAAGCTGACGCGAGATTTGGTACATCTGTATGTTCTCGGGAGCCGTGTTCGGGAACTTGAGGCCGTTGATAGCCGTACCTGTAACGCCCGACTGACGACGGAATATCTTGCCGGGGAAGATGTCCATGTTCTGTCCGGGCACCAACGACGCCTCGTCCACGTCGAACACAAGATTGCCAGCGAGAGCGAGATTGTCGATAGCCATACGCACGTGACCGTTCATCAGCATCTGTGCGTCTTCCATGTTTTCTGCTACGCCAACACCCCATATCTGATAGGGGTTGATCTCGAACGGAAATGCCTGATACGGAATACGTGCCGGGGTAAACGGATTCGCTACGCAGCGCAAGATCATCGTTCCACAAACCCAGATGTTTACCTGAATCTGATCGAACTCTGACATGTTCTTGGCCTCTTCCAAGCCAGCCTCATCGGCAAACTTGGCATCCAAGACACCCCAATACTCTAGAACTTCGTACCTATTTTCCTGATGGTACGGTTCGGTTTCGTCTTCACGGATCGTGTCTTCGTAATACTTGTCTTCGTAGTTCGGTCCCTTTGCAAGGCACTCCTGAATAGCTTGTGCGTCGAAGTGGGGCCGCATGATCAGTGCGCGGAGTTGTTGCCTGTTCATACGGTGGCGTTCGATGACGTACTCACAGTCATCAATCGATGTGGCGGACGGGTCAGGATGAAAGTCCCACGCCGACACGGCTTCGATGCGCGGCACCGTTTTCTCGTACGGGTTGTACGCCCGCTCACCATCCTCACCACGCTCCCAGTTGTGAACGCGCTTGTGGAAGTTAAACGGACCCTTTACGATACCCGTGCCGAGTAGAGCCGACTCGAAAATTGCCTTACGAAATACGTTGACGGCATTTGTATCGAGAAGCTGATCGTGGATGCACTTCTCCATGCGTCGAGCTTGTTCTTTTGCGGGTTCGAACTGCGGCTCGCCCACCTTCGCTTTGCCCGGAAGAATCGCATCTCCGAACTCTTTGCCGTACGATCCTAAGATGTGCGGCTGAGATGCAGACATCGCTCCGGGCATCAACTCTCGACCATCACCGGGGAATCCGTACGGGTCAGCCTGTTCTTGGCTAACCTCATCCGCCGGAGTACGCATATGTGCAAACTCCGCGATACCTTCCGGCATCGGCGTAGACTCAACTACGAGCGGAAACTTTTTGTTAGCGAAGAGAATGTCAACAATTTGCCCGTACGCCGCAAGCACTTTGGTCTTTGTGATCTTGATGAAGACCTTCGACCGTTCCGAATCGCGGTATTGTGTCGTCGAATCGTAGATGCCACGAAAGTTTTTGTACGCTTGCAGCCATCGCTGTTCGTAAACGAACCGTCCGTTTTCCGCATCCTCGAACTTCGCACGAATATATCCGGCGAGACCGGGCATCCGCTCTGTCGGCGCGACGATAGGGATAGTCTGATCGTCTTCCGGCTCTAGGAAATTGTCAGCCATTCTTTCGCTTTCTTAGTAGTCCCGCTGTTCAGCCATGCTGAATAGGGATGCTTCAACTGTAGCTTTGGTCTGCTTCTTCGGCATATCTTCCGTCAACACGCCTTGTGCTGTCGTAGTGTCGAATTCGAGACCTTCACGGTACAGCTTGTCTGCGCCCATCTGATCGTCTACGGATGTCTTATCCGAGTTCATGATGTACGCTTCGCCCATGTTCAGGTTTTGCATTTCTTCCTCCGTTAGGGTTGGGATATAAAGCCTTCTTCAGTTTCTTCGGGTACAACCCCGAATGCTTTAAACATTGTTTGTTGTTTTTGTTGCTCTTTAGCAGTGTCAATAGCTTGCTGATACGCACTTCGATATTTTTTTAATTCTTCTGCCGACATATCCGCAAAATCTTCACGAGTTTTATCGAAGACTTCTGCCAACACGTCTATCTCTTCAAAATCGCCCGATAGTCCGGGAAATCCTAATGTTCCCGGTATGAGAAGATTGACGCCCGGTATCTTTCCTGCTACTTTTTTGCCGACTTTGCCGCCGATCTTACTGAGAGCTTTATCCTTGAGAGTATCTATGGTTTCTTCTATAGCAGTGCCAACAGGATCGATAACTGCAGCCGCTGCTCCAGCACCCGTTAAAACTGTTCGAAGACCCCTGTCAACGCCCGACATTTCCATTTTAGAAATTTTAGGGTCTCCTGACGGGGTTGCGTCTGTATCGGGAGCTTTAGGTTCATCCGCTCTAGGGGCGTCATCACCGGAGTCATAATTTTCATACTCCTCATTCCACATCCCCAACTCGATCATCAAGGCTTTTCCTTCAGGACTAAACTCACTGGGAGCCGGTTGTGTTTTGCCATCTAAGTCAGCATCTGCAGCTTTTGCAGCGCGTTTTTGATCCCTCTGATTATTACTTTCTTCTAGCTCGATTGCTCTTTCATTTTTCTCTGCCGCACGTAAACGACTATCGGCTCTCGACTCTTCTTGAAACTGTTTAGAGCTTTCCGCATCTGCCGGTTCTATATCGTCAGAAGAAAGCATACCGAACTCTCCGGGAAGTGAGTCTAGGAAACTCTTCTTCAAGGTCTTCATATATTCTGTGCCTACTAGGATATCTTTTGACACAACAATCGATTTTGTTGTGTTGTTAAAATCCATACCAATATCATTGCCGTATTGACTTATTGTTCTTGTGCCTGAATACCCTACCATAGAGGCTACGACTGCTTTGGCAGCAGTGTCTATTCGACGAAATGCTCCTTTTCTATTTCTATATCCACCGGCAGTATCTGCTGGCAAACGACCATTCAAAGCTCGTATGTCATTTTCATCTTTTAATCCTTGATCGGCTAGTTGACTTTCAAAAAGCCTACGAAGATCATAGAGTGTAAAGCCTTCGCGGATTTTAGTCTTATCAGGAAGTTCATAGAGAGCTAGTCCGACTCGATCACTCAACACTCTCGAAGCTGCGTTGTGAACATCAGCTTCATTTTCGAGCATCGGCCCTGCTACACGATCCCCTACGATCTGCTTCATAAAATCTAAAGCCATAGTGTTTAAAAAGATTGTTCTGTTCGGAATCATATTGGCCTTTTCTATAGGCGAAGCTGCCTTAGCGTCGTAGAATATTACCTCTCCAGTTTCAAAGTTTATGTTTTCAACTTTTATGTTTCTCACATTTTCAGGGCGCATTCCGCTAAAAGCGTGAAGTCCTATTACATTTCGTATTTTAGGATCAATCTCTTTATCGGCTAGTATAAACTTTAGTTTTTCGTATGTATCATCCGGAACTTCGAGCAGAGTTTTTCGTGTTCTTCTAAAAGCTACTCCAGAGTTGACCGCAAAATTTTCATTACCAAGATAGTTTTGAGTCGGTCTTAAAACATACTGGTTGCCAGTTTCCATGTGTTGATTGAACATGGTATCCAACCGAGCTATTAAAGCGTTAGAACGACCCCGACGAGGAACACCATCTTTGTAACGTGCAGATGCCAAGTCCGCCTCTTTGAACGGTCCGTCTACAATCAAGTCACCAACCACCTGTCCGACAACTCGACGGCCTTCTTCATTCTCTGACATCAAGTAATCGACTGTCATTTCGAGGATGGGAACACCAGAACGCTGATCGACGATACCTTTGAGGTTGCGAGTCATTCGTGCAACCTCCGCCGGAACACCCTTTGTTGGATCGTTTCCGGGTTTCATCCGCGCTTCGTAAGCAAAAAATTCTTCGAGCGTTAGCTCACGAATTTGTTTTGGTGATAGTGTAGGGGATGCGGTTGCCATCTATTAGTATCCGAATGTCGCGTCTTGCACTTGGTACACTTGGTTCTTGATTGCACCGAGTTGTTTGTGTATAGAGGTGTAGCCGCTCATGCGAGTCATCACCATGTAACGGAGAGCGTCGTATGCGTGATCTTCAGCCTTCGTGTCTACGTCTTCGCTGTTCGATTTCGACAGCGGGATGCCAGCCATTTGCTTGACGATGTTTTGGCACGAGGAAAAGATACGTAAGCGAGGCTCTTCCGTGTACGGATCGTTTGCCAAGCGACGATGGAGTTCCATCTTTCCTTGTATGCGGTTACGGTCGGATGGCGTCCAACGCACACCGACTCGCATCATCGTCTCTGCTATCGAGGGTCCGAAGCCCGTCTTGTTCCAGCACGAGGAGTCTAAGACGGTGTAGTGCGGTTGTGGGTCTAGCTCCTCTGCTTCTAGTATTTTATCAGCGAGTTCTTCTGCTGTCAAGTGTTTAGCATATAGTTCGCGATAAACCCAGATATTATTATCCCAGTCAATAGCCCCCCACAAAACGCACGACGGACTCGCATAGCCGTAGTCCGCCGCACGAATACGGGGCCAATTGGTAGGTAGTTCGAAATGTTCGACAACGTGCCGACTCCTTGAAAATTCGGGGAAGGCCGCTCCCTCCGCCACGTCCCAATCACCTTCTAGAAGTCGCTTTCGCTCAACTTCTGGGAGCGACCTGAGCATCGCCTCGTATTGGCCGTCTGCCATCAGGTAGGGATTGTCGGTCAGCCGTGCCGGTACAAACTTGCGAAGGAACAGGGGCTGACCTGCTTTCTCGTGACCGGGAGGCCACAGGAATTCTTTTTTCGTTTCTATATCGAAGGCAGGAAAAGACTTGTTTGGTTCGATGCCATCGATGTAAGTCTTCTTGACCCACCAACCACCCACTCCTCCGGGGTTGGCTGTGCAGCGCATGTACAGGTGTTGCTGGAGTTCAGGATCAGTAGCACGAAGGCGAGAACGCAGGTAATCCCAGACATACGGCGTAGGATACTGAGTAATTTCATCGATGCCGATCCAGTTGAACGCCTGTCCTTGAAAGCGGGTTACATCTTTGTCTTTGTCGAGGTACGTGAACCAGATCGTCGCTCCGGAGGGGAACACCCACGTAGACTTCGACTCACGGAACTTTGCACCGGGGAACGCCTTCGTGTAGAGTTGGCGTGACTTGTCGATGAGTTCGGTTAGTTCGTCGAGTGTACGACGGAGAAGAAGACCACGATGATTAGGATTGTGACAATAACGTAGCGGATCAGCAAGAAGTGCAAAACTCTTTCCACCACCGGCGGCACCGCCGTAGAGTACGTCTCGCTCACCCGCCGAAAGAAAGTTTGTTTGAGGGCCGTCATTCGGCTGGAAAACGACTTCGCTCTCTCCGACCAAGTCAGATACTGCGCTCGGCAGATCAGCCACATCCCCAAGATCGATTGTGGTAGAGGTATTCCCGACAAGAGCGTTTTCAACTTTTGTAGCTTGTTGTTCGAGCTTTCGGGCATAGCGTCGTTTATCCTCTGCTGCTTTGGTTGACTTTGCAGCACGACGTTTTGCGGCGTTGACACGTTTCGTCGCCGCACGTCGCGCACGTTCCTTTGTAGATAGGTTATATGTGGCTTTGGGCGCATTCGGATCGCGCTTCGGCCTACCGCGCTTTTTCGGCGCTTCCGGCTGCTTTTCGTCCACGACAAGCCTTTCCACCTTTAGCCATAGGCTTTTCTCTGCCTTCTATCTGGCGTATCATCTTTTCCGTATCGAACAAGTTCTCGACCATCTGACTACGGTCTTTACCCTTGAGGGTTCCGGACTTTAACATGTCGGTTATTTCTTGACGATCCCTATACAAAGAATTGAGAAACGAACCGTCCGCCATCGACATGTGTAACAAATCATCCGACATTGTAAGTTGCCTTTCTGCCACGATGAACCTTTCCGCCCTTCGCTTTTTTCTTTCGTACGGGTCCGTACTCTTTTACGTCTCTGTTAGACTGGCTACCACGAAGGTATGTTTCGAGAGTTGAGAAATCATCGTAGCCCAAATCGAAGTAGAGTTCACGGGCGAGAGACTCCTCCTCAGGTGAAAGGTTGTACTTAGACATCGATGACTACCTCATTCTTCGGTGGCAACAGGACTACGCCGTGTACTGCCGTTACGTTGTGGTTTACCTGCTCGGGGGCTTTCACTCCGACACGTGTCAAGAGTGATTCTGCTGCCTTGAGGCGCAGGTCGTCTCCGCGTTCTGGGGCGGGATTGTCTATTGTCGTGACGAGGCGGTTAGCTGCCTTGATCGCATTGACGGAAAGGATGTCTTTCGTACGTTCTACGATTTCATCGGCCAAAGTCTTCTTGAGCCACTGGCTCGAACCCTTCGAGTAACCCGCATCTACGGCTGCTTGAGTGACGTTTCCCCCGTTTTCGAAAAGGATATCGAGGAATTGCGCCTGTTGAGGCGTGAGTTCACGCTTTTTCGACGCTTGTTGCGGCAAGAGGTTCATAGGTTAAGTGGCTTTTTGTTCGGCAGGGGTACAAGTCGCGGCTACGATGACCTTTCCGGGCGTAACTGCGCGTATTTCGCCTATCATCTGGACGATACGGATGCCACAGTCACCCTCGTCGAGGTACGGACCCTTGATATCAGTAAATTGTGTGCATTCGTTAGGGCTGTGGAGCCAACAGGCGAATATCATAGCAGTGAACACGTAACTTCTCCATATAAAAAGGGTGAATCACACGTGCGTCGTACCTTTTTTTAGTAAATAATAGCGTTTATGGGGAGGTGTGACGGGTGAATGTGTGATCCACGCCCTAAGTATAGCCACGAATAACCGGTATGTCAACTTTTTTTCTTGACAAAATCAAAATTCGACTGTACTATGGGCATAGGCCCGCCGGGGTAAACTATACAAGTACCCCCGTCCTACGTTAGGAGTACGTTTTGCTGTCCTAGTGGCGTACGTTTTGCACCGACCCCGGTTACCTTCAAAAAATAAAATTGATGTCGGCATTGCTAGTGACTATGGGGGTACCCCCCGTGGCGCTTGCCCGCCCGCGCGCGGGGAATATCTTTGATTTTGTCTGTTCTTGTCGGCTTCGGGTCGGATCAAGACAAGATCAATCTCGATATTATGGATCATTCCGGACACCGGCCCCTGAAGGTCGGCGACCGAGGCCACCCCCCCGCATATGGCACTGCACGGAACCCCCGCCCGGACGCATAAGTAACAAACATATGCACGCGCCCGCGCCCGCGTTTGTCATTTGCCATATTGATTATCATTTGAACCCGGCAAGCGAGGTCAAAAAGCGCAGCAATACCCGAACACGAGGCCCGCCGAATTATCCCGCCAGTTCAAGCCACAAGACTATTAACCGGCATCCGGACAAAAAAAGACCCCCGACACTATGGCCGGGGGCAAGGTAAGGGAGGATGCCGGGATATTAGCCCCTCACCGGCAGGGTAACTGGCTAATCGTCTTTGCTGACTGTAAACTGTGCGGACGCAATGGAGCGAGGGCTGCTAGACATCCACTTTTGCAAGCCGATTGCATCCATGAAAATATCTAAGGCATCAATCTGGCTTTCAATGCCGGTGATCATCGTGCGAATAGTGCGAATTTCTTGTTCGGTAATCGCGAATACCTTCTTGGCTTCGGAGGTGGTCAGTTCGTTTTTAATCGTGCTTTGCATCGTTTCAATTCCCTTTTACCTAGATTTGCGAGGCGGGCAAAAGCACCCGCCCCTCTTTAGTACGTTTTTTAAGCCGCCTTTGCAAGCCGATATATTTTGACATAGCCGCCTTTGCGATTGCCGGTGCTACGAACCTCGACGTTATATCCCGCCTTCTTCAGGCCGGACAGGTAATGATAGACCGATTCCTTCTTGATACCGAGATGACCCGCCAGTGTCGGCACGGCGTAAAACGTACCCTCAGACAAGCGGGCAATGAGCCGCCGGTGCGTCTCGTTCAAGCCCTGCCCGGCATAATCGAAAGCTGCCGCCGGGTCGTATGTCTTCGGCTGCGGGGCGGTTTCGTGCAGCGGGTGACCGTGCATATCAGTGATCGGATAGAGCGTTTTCGGCTTCGGCTTCGCCACTGGCTTGTCCAGAAATTCAGTTCGAAACTTAGCAAGCAACCGCTCGCGTTCGTCGGCCCTAATCGCAACTTCTATGCGATTCATGCAACCGCAAAGATCATCAACAAGGTTTTTCGGTATGTTGTTAAACGTCATTTTCTCA